GATTCATTGTCTGCAAGATATACAAAAGCTCTTGCAAGGGCAATGGCGCATACCAAGCAAGTGAAGTCAGCGAATCCGTTAAACAACGGCTTCAACACCTTCCAATCTGGTGACGGCGTTACGCTGTTCAGCACATCTCACCCGTTGGTAAACGGTGGAACTAATTCCAACCGTCCTACCACTGCGGCTGATTTGAATGAAACCTCACTGGAAGATGCTGTGATTAACATCGCCGCATTTACCGATGAGCGTGGATTGTTGATCGCGGCACGGCCTCGTCGTTTGATTGTTCCACCCGCACTTCAGTTTGTAGCAACTCGCTTGCTTGAGACTGAGGGTCGAGTCGGAACTGCTGACAACGACATCAACGCCCTTCGCAATAACGGGTCAATCCCAGAAGGCTACTCTGTCAATCACTTCTTGACTGACGTTAATGCCTTCTTCTTGATTACCGATATACCGAACGGCATGAAGCACTTTGAGCGTACTGCGCTTGAAACTTCAATGGACGGAGACTTCGATACAGGAAACGTGCGCTACAAAGCTCGCGCTCGTTACTCGTTCGGTGTATCTGACCCACTTGGAATTTACGGTTCGCCCGGAACTTCCTAAAATATCGGGGGGCTTTGCCCCCCTTTTTCCCTGACTAATTGTTCCACATGGAACATTAGACTCTAGCCACGACAGGAGAATCACATGGCTAACACCACTTTTAACGGTCCCGTCCGTTCTGAAAACGGATTCCAAGACATCACTAAAAATTCCACGACAGGCGCTGTTACCAGCACCATGACGTTGCAGACCTATGAGGCCACAATTACCGTAGCCAATGGAGCAACGACAGGTAAAGAGACTGCTGTTGGAATTCCCGTCAATTTCATCCCTATGGGCGTTACTGTAGCGGTGACTACGGCTTCCACAAACTCTGTAAACCTCAACGACATTGGCACTGACGCAGACACCGATGGTTATGTCGATGGCATTTCTGCCGCGCTAAACACAACTGGATTCAAAGGATTCTTTGGTTGTAATGGCGTATTGGGAATGTCCGGCTTTACCACTGGCGCAAGCGGTCTAGTTGGCGATGAAGTAGAGCTTGTAGTTTCTGGTGACCCCGGAAGCGATACAGTGATTGTTCTCAAGTTCTTCGGCATCTCTAGCACTTCAGACGCATCATAAACTGACGGGGGCATAGCCCCCATATCTGGAGGATAAGATGGCTGATGTAGTCACAACCAAGATTATTGAGGATGGCCCCCGCACAGCAGTCATGCACTTCACCAATGTCAGTGATGGCTCTGGTGAGTCGGCTGTAGCCAAGGTGGATGTATCTGCGTTAAGTGCAGACCCTGCAAGCAAGGGTGCATGTACTAGCGTTAACATTGAGTGTATTTGGTATACGACCAAAGGCATGGGGGTACAGATTTTTTGCGATGCAAGCACCAATGTTCTTGCATGGGAGCTAATCGCTGACTATGGCGATACGCTGGACTTTTCTGAGTTTGTCGGTTTGCCCAATAATGCCGCCGCTGATGGCAAAACAGGCGATCTTCTTTTTACCACCACAGGCGCGAGTAGTGGCGACACTTACTCTGTCGTTCTAAAACTGAAGAAGAACTACGGCTGATGAGACAGTATTACAAGAAAGGCGGCAAGACTAAAAAGAAGTCCAAGTCTCGCGTTAACGAGGCTGGAAACTACACCAAACCCGAACTCCGAAAGCGTATATTCAATCGAATAAAGGCTGGCGGTAAGGGCGGCAAGCCGGGACAGTGGAGTGCAAGAAAAGCTCAAATGACCGCCGCCGCCTATAAGAAGGCTGGGGGAGGCTATAGAGACTGATGGTTGAGTTTACTGATGCGGCAAAACGCAAGATGATCCGCGAGCTTAGAAAGGCATCTAAGACCCATTCAGGTCAGGCGGATAGGATCGAAAAAACCTTGACCAAAAAGAAAAAGCCTAAGCGTGGCTCTTAAAAAGTCTCAAAAGTCCCTCAAGAAGTGGACCAAACAGGAATGGCAAACCAAATCAGGCAAGCCAAGTACGCAAGGGAAAAAGGCTACGGGAGAGCGTTATCTCCCAAAAAAAGCGATTAAGTCTTTATCCGACAAAGAATATGCCGCTACCACGCGGAAAAAACGGTCAGATACCAAAAAAGGTAAGCAACATTCAAAGCAACCTAAGAGGGTTGCCAAGAAGACAGCGAGGCATCGCAAGTAATGCGTATGTATTACAAGGCAGGCGGCAGGGTTAATAAGAAGTCCATGTCGTGTAACAAGCCAAAGCGAACGCCCGGACATTCTAAGAAGAAGTTTATGGTCAAGGCGTGTGAGGATGGGAAGGAAAAAATCATCCGCTACGGCGACAAAAACATGAAGATCAAGAAGAGCCAGCCGGGACGGCGTAAGTCTTTCCGCGCTAGACATAAGTGCGACTCTAAACCGCCAAGCAAGATGTCTGCTCGCTATTGGTCTTGTAAGAACTGGTGATGATATGCCTATAAGCAGAGCGCAGATGGGCAAGCAGATTAAGAATGCTCCCAAATCAAAGAAGATCAAGGCGGCTAAGTGCAGAAACGGCTTGGCTCGTAAAGGCAGAACAAGAGGAAGGAAGGTCTAATGGCGACGAGCGGGACAACAGCCTTTACTCTTGACTTGTCAGACATATTTGAAGAGGCGTTTGAGCGAGCAGGCTCTGAGCTACGAAGCGGATATGACTACCGCACGGCAAGGCGTAGCTTGGATTTGTTGATGCTGGAATGGCAAAACCGTGGTCTTAACTTGTGGACAGTAAGAGATGCTACGCAGACCCTGACCGCAGGCACTTCCTCTTACGACCTGACCTCAGAAAAACAGGACATCATAGAGGGGTTGTTGCGAACTGACGCAGGCGACACCTCCAAGCAGTCTGACCTGACGATGCAGAGGATTTCGGTGAGCCAGTATGCCCATCAGACCAACAAGCTAACTCAGGGTAGGCCGCTACAGTATTACGTTGAGCGCAAGCCTGCGGGACTGACCTTGCATTTCTGGCCTGTGCCAGACGCGACAACGACCTACACGTTTGCGTATTACTACTTAGACAGAATAGAGGACACCGGAAAGCCAGCATCTAACAACATGGACGTACCAGCGCGGTATCTGCCGTGCATGGTGGCTGGTTTAGCTTATTACATAGCGAGCAAGAAGCCTGAATCAATACAACTAGCACCAGCACTTAAAGATGTGTACGAGGAGCAGTGGAGTTTGGCGGCGGATGCTTCTAGGGAAAAGGCTTCTTTGTATATGGCTCCCGGTGGATATAACAACTTATGAGCAGTTATGCAAAAGGATCAAAAGCGTTCGGGTTTTGTGATCGAACAGGATTTCGATACCCGTTGCGTGACTTGGTTAGGCAGATTGAGGATGGTCGCTGGAACGGACTGCTAGTGGGCAGGGACGTTGTAGATCAGGATCAGCCTCAGTTGAAGCTGGGGGATGTCAATGCAAGTGACCCACAAGCGTTACGCTTTCCGCGACCTGATGATAGCCTTGATGAAAGTCGTGCGCTATCTGCGTTCGATCCTGTCGGGGGAGGCAACACGGCTCTCGGAAGCCGCACTGTCGGCCTTGATATGTCGGGGCTTGTTGGGCGTGTAACCGTGGAGACATCCTGATGGCATTTACCTTTACATCGCTAAAGCAGGCGATTCAGGATTATACGGAGTCAACTGAGACCAGCTTCGTTAATAATTTGACAACGATTATTACGCAAGCAGAGGATAAAATCCTCAAGACTGTGCAACTTCCTGATTTTCGTAAAAATGTTTCTGGGTCTGTAGCTAGTGGCAATCAGTATTTGGTCATGCCTACAGATTTTTTGACACCCTACTCTCTGGCTATCGATAACTCTGGCTTTGAGTATTTGATTTTTAAAGACGTAAACTTCATACGTCAGGCGTATCCGCTAACAACAACGCAGGGAGCGCCCAAGTATTACGGCATCTTTAGCCGCACCTCGTTTATTCTCGGCCCCACCCCTAATTCTTCTTATGACGCAGAACTTCACTACTTTCACAAGCCCACCTCAATCACTGCATCTGGAGACGGCACAAGCTGGCTTGGCACTAACGCCGAGTCCACGCTTTTGTATGGGTGCCTCCTAGAGGCATATACATACCTTAAAGGCGACCCAGACCTTATGCAGTTGTACGGCCAAAGATATGCAGAGGCGTTGGCGAAGCTGGAGCAGTTAGGAGAGGGCTACAGTACAACAGACAGCTATCGTAGTGGTGAGGTAAGGAAGCCTAGAGGATGATGAGTGTTAACGCCGACATGAAGGTCGGTAGTGTGGTGGTTCATACAACACAGAACAGAGGGTTTACCCCAGAAGAGATTGCCGAAAGATGTTTGGATAAGATTGTTTCGGTAGCCGATACTGCGTTGCCAGAGGTACAGGCACAGGCGCAGGCATTCAAGGATCATATCAGAGCGGTTCTTGTTTTCTATATGAAAGAGGCCGCTAACAGCGACCGAACCACAGTGTATAACGCCCTTATTGATGCAGGGCAAAAAGACTTAGCCGAACTTATCAGGAGAATGTGATATGGCTTTTAGCGGAAACTTTATGTGTACCTCCTTTAAGCAGGAACTGCTTGTCGGCGCTCACAATTTTACAAACAGCAGTGGTCACACGTTTAAGCTGGCGATGTACACCAACAGCGCCTCATTTACTGCGGCAACCACAGCGTATACAACATCTAATGAGATCAGCGGTACAGGCTACTCAGCAGGGGGCGGGACACTTACTAATGTAACTCCAACCACCTCTGGAACCACTGCCTTGACCGACTTTGCAGACCTCACATTTGGATCGTCAACACTGACGGCTCGTGGAGCACTGATATACAACACAACAACCAGTGGCGGCTCAGGCACGACAGATACCGTTGTTGTTCTGGACTTTAGCTCTGACAAGTCGTCCAGTTCTGGTGACTTTACTATTGTGTTCCCCACGCCTGACGCATCTAACGCCATTATTAGGATTGCATAAACATGGCCTTAGTCGTAGCGGATCGCATAAAAGAAACCACCACCACGACAGGCACGGGCGCAGTTTCTTTGGCTGGGGCGCAAACAAATTTTCGGACGTTCTCCTCTGTGCTATCCAACACAGACACCACCTACTACGCGATTATTGACAATGTTAACTTTGATTTTGAGGTTGGCCTTGGCACTTACGCTAGTAGCGGCAATACGATAACCAGAACTACGGTTCTGTCGAGTTCTAACAGCAACAGTGCTGTAAATTTTGGTGCGGGAACAAAAGATATCATCTTGACATATCCCGCTGATAAGGCGGTAGTTGAAGAGGCAGACGGCAAGGTAGTTATTGACGGCAATGTCAGTATTGAAAGTGGCCTTATTGATTTAAAAAATGCAGGCACTGCCTCTCAGATTAAATTTTATTGTGAAAGTTCAAATCAACACGCTCAGACGGTGCAGGGTGCGCCACATGCGTCTGCGGCAAGTAATACGTTGGTGTTGCCTGCAACAGGAGACAACCTTGTTTCCGACAGTGCAACTCAGACGCTCACCAATAAAACACTTACCTCACCCAAGATAAATGAAGATGTAGCGGTTACTTCAACAGCTACAGAAATCAACCTTCTTGACGGCGTTACCGCGACCACAACAGAGATAAATTACGTTGATGGCGTAACGTCGGCAATCCAGACTCAAATTGACAGCAAAAATGCGTTGCCAATAATAAAAAGCGCCAACTATACGGCGGCAGTTGGCGAGTTTGTGGTGGTTTCGGCAGGTAGCATTACGATTACGCTCCCATCTTCCCCCAGTGCAGGCAACACAGTCACCATAAAGGATGGCACAGGAGCCGCCGCCACCACCACGTTTGCTGTTGCCAGAAATGGATCAAACATTGCGTCGAGTGCGAGTGATTTGACGTTCGATAAGAACTTTGCAGAGATCACCATGACGTATATCGACGGTACTATTGGGTGGAGCGTTTGAGTGAGCAACTTATCAGAGTTGTTGCCAGCGGGCGGAGGCCAGAATAACTTTACATTTACGGCCTCTGGTGCGATTGCTAATGGAGCAGTTGTCGTTCTTAACGCAAATGGAACCGTTAGCACCGCTACATCTGCCAGCAACTTTATTGGATTGGCCGCACAGGCAATATCAGATGGTGCCACGGGAGAAATAAACACTCAGGGGTCTATTAACGAATCCCAGTCTAGCCTAACCATAGGTTCTGATTACTACGTTCAAAGCGATGGATCACTGTCAACCTCGGTCACATCTACCAAGGTGGGGCAGGCTATCAAAGCAACAACGATCAATATGAAAAACAGGTCATGAGTAACCTTAGCGAGTTTTTCCCTGCTGGCGCTGGCAAGCAAGTTAGTTTTGTTGCTTCCGGGTCAATATCGAATGGCGCTACGGTTATTTTGAACGCTAACGGCACGGTTAGCGCAGTGTCTGGGCAGAATTTTTCATCTGGTTCTGAAGTGGTTTTTGACTCCGATGATTCACCTGATGACATAGCCTGTTGTTATGATTCAACTGAAAACAAGGTCATTATTGTTTATCGTGACGGCAACGATTCTTTTGCCGTTGTTGGCACTGTAAGTGGATCAAGCATTTCATTTGGAACGCCAGTTACTTGGCATAGCGAAAGCTATTACGCTGACGAACTTTCGGTAGCCTACGACAGTAACGCAGACAGGATTGTCATTGCTTACCGACTGGACACAGGGGCCGGTTACGGATTCACAATAGTCGGAGAAGTGTCCGGCACAACGATTAGCTTTGGTACACAGGTTGTGTATCGATCAGTTGCCGCAAGAGACCCTATCATCGTTTTTGATAGTGACCAAAACAAAGTTGTTATTTATTACCAATACGCAGGAATAAATGCAATGGTAGGCACGGTCAGTGGCTCTTCGATTAGTTTTGGTTTGGAAGTAGACCTTACCAACGGAGAAGATGGAGAAGGGGTAAGTGCAGTATTTGATACCAACGCAGGCAAACATGTCGTTACTTATCGGCAAAGCGGAGGCAGTGAGAGTGGCAGTGGCAACACAAAGGTAGGGACTGTTTCTGGAACCTCAATCTCTTTTGGTTCTATGACTTCGTTTTCTCTTTATCCGAGCACAAACATAGGCAGACCAATATGTTTTGATAGCACAAACAACAAAGTTGTTATCTTTTTCCGAGACGCGAATAACAGCAATATTCTTAGTGCCGTTGTTGGCACCGTTTCTGGAACCTCTATATCTTTCGGCACCGCTGTTGCAACAACACTAGTCCTAAATGACAGCAGTGGCCTAGGTGGGCCGTCTACAGCTATTTTTGACAGTAGCGGAGGTGTGGTTGCCTGTGTGTTCTCGGAATCAAACGAGACTTTTCTTTTGGTTGGAAAAGTAAGTGGAACGTCAATAAATCTTGACCCCATTATAACTTTAAATGACGGCAACAGAGGAATACAGCCTAGAATTGTTTACGACACAAACGCTCAAAAATCGGTGGTGTCCTATCAAGATCAGCCAAGTAGCAGTGACGGAACCAGTGTTGTCCTGACCCTACCCGCTACAAATGTTACATCCAGTAATTTTTTAGGTGTGTCAGAAGGTGCGATTTCTGACGGCTCTAGTGGATCAATAACGGTCAAAGGGGGCGTGTCGTCAAACGTATCAAGCCTAACCGCTAACTCAGTATATTATGTTGCAAAGGACGGAACCTTTACCACGACTTCGACAAGTAATGTCTTGGCAGGTAGAGCGATTTCATCAACCAGTATCGATCTGGACTACAGCACATGACTAACCTTTCTGATCTGTTGCCAGCGGGAGCTTCGGGAAAGAAAGCTAGTGCTACTGCATCTGGCAGTATATCTAATGGTGACACGGTTATTCTAAATGCGAACGGCACGGTTAGTGTAGTAGCTGATGTAGCGCAATCTGTTGGCTCTGCCACAGCATTTGATACAAATACCGCGTACTATTTTGATGCGGTATACGACACAAACTCAGACAAAGTGGTTGTTTCGTATGCCGATACAGGAAACTCAAACTACTTGACGGTGGTTGTGGGTACTGTTTCGGGGACGAGCATTAGCTTTGGCACTGCTACTGTTTGCTACAGTTATTCGACAACTCACACATCGATTGCTTTTAGTTCTGGGAGTAATGTAGTTGCTGTTGCATTTATAGCTAATGGCAATTACGGAAGACATGCTACTGGCACTGTTAGCGGCACGAGCTTCACCCTAGGTGGAACGGGCGACTATTATGGTGCTTATGCTAGAGAGCCTGAAATAACCTATGACTCTGGTTCAGACAAGTTTGTTGTTGTCGTCACAGGTGTTGCTAACGCAAATTATCTTTATGTATATACATCTTCATCCTATAGCTCAACAGCTATAAGCTGGGGCGGCGCGGTCAATGTAAATGCGGCGGGTTCGTTCTACCCCTCAATCTTTTACTCCTCAGAAGTAGACAGAGTTCTTATTTTTTACTCGGATGGCGGAAACAGCTACTACGGGACTTGCAGGGTTGGTCAAATAAATTCGGGCGGCTCGGCTTATGACTGGGGAAGTGAGGTAGTCTTTGCTAGCGCCACGGCATATTACACTGAGATAGCTTTTGACCCTGACACAACTCAAGTTATTTTGTGTTTTAGAAATTCATCAAATAGCTATTATCCCGCCATAAAAATGGGAACTGTTTCTGGAACGGGAACCGGCTCTACGGTTTCGTTCGGAAGTTTGGCAGAGGTAACTGACAGAGGGTATGGCGCACAGCCTCCGGGGGTTTGTTACGATACTGTAAACAGAAAAATAGCCATGACCACCCGCGACTCAAGCAATGGCAAGCCGTACATGTATCTGGGTACGGTTAGCGGGACAGGTCTTTCTTTTGGTAGTGGCACTGAGCTTAGTACGCAAACAGTTCCAAGCAGTCCTAATTTTTGCATTGGGGTTGCGGTATATGACCCAGACCAAGCAAAAGTTGTTTTCATTTGCTCTTTTAATTCTGGCACTACTGGGGGTCATGGCTTAGTTGTTCAGCTTCCCTCTTCAAATGCTTTACCCGGCCCTGCATTTGTAGGGGTTTCTGAAGAAGCTATATCGGACTCGGCTAGTGGAGAAATAACCCTTGTTGGTGGAATATCTGAAAAATTTAGCAGTCTGACCATAGGGTCAACGTATTATTTGCAAAGTGACGGCTCTGTTTCTACAACAACGTCTTCCATTGTGGTTGGTGTAGCAATATCAGCAACATCTATTTTGTTAAACGGATAAGTGTAAATGAAGACAATTACTGAAAACTCGACGAAGCTCTCTAAGTATCTTTTTGAAGACAGCAAAGCTGTAGCTATGGCTTCTGACAAAATCACTGTTGGTGACCCTTCGTCTCCTGATTTTTACATTGGCGACCTTAACTCGGACAATGCCACGCTTACCGAAAACGTAACAGATGCGCCGGGAAACTGGATTGGGAATCGCTATACATACGACCCCAGTGCTGACCCAAAATGGGTTCAAGACTCAGACTGGGTTGACCCCAGTGCGTGATATGTGGCAACTATCGTTTTATATTTGGTGCTAGACACTTATGTGTATACATGGGCTATAGGTAGCCGCACCCGTTTAGAGCATTACAGGATATGTCGATACAAGGAGCTAAATAGCGAATCGGATCAAACATACACTTGGTACTTGCCCTACTTTAGTTCGTATTGTGATCCCTATGTGATTTACGAGGTTCCTGATGGTTGACCCGATTACAGCCGTAGCGGCGGCGACTAAGGCGTATGCGGGAGTCAGAGCCTTTATTGAAGCCGGAAAAAGTATCGAAGACACTTTCCAAGTGGTTGCCAGATGGCAGGGCCACGCATCAGATGTGCTGTACGCAAGTCAGCGTCATCAAAAAAAAACAAACCCTTTTAAGCAGTTAGTGTTTTCAAGCTCCGTGGAAGCAGAAGCGGCTCAACTTTTTGCCCACAGAAAACGCATTGAACAACAACGAAAGGAATTGGTAACTCTCCTTCAATATGCCTATGGCAACGAAGGGCTTGAAGAATATCGGGCTTGTATGAAAGAGGTGCAAGCACAGCGCCAAAGAGATGTGTACGCACAACAAGAAGCTAAAGACACGGTGGTTAAGTCTTTTTGGATTGTTGTTTTGGTTTCTTTGGCAGGAGGAATAATCGCATTTATTGTTGAGGCAGTTTCTAACAAGAGGTAGTCAGGTGGATCAAAGCATAATTAACACGTTCATCACTATCGGCGCTGGAGTCTTTGGTTGGATTATGAAAACACTCTGGGACTCTGTTAGGAAGGTAGAAAAAGAAGTGAGTGATATAGAAATTCTTGTTGCTGGTGAGTATGTTAAACGTGACGAGTTCCGTCAGGACATGCAACGTATATTTGAAAAGCTAGATATCATAGAAGCAAAAATAGACTCTAAGGCGGATAAAGAGTAAGTCATGTTTGGCGCAAGTTCGTTCTCATCTTTTCCATTTGCCAGTGAAGGCTTACAGGGGCCGGTTTCTGTAACAGGCGTAGCCGCAACAGGTAGCGTTGGTAGTGTTGCACCTGACGGAGCCGCTATTGTATCTGTTACTGGTTTATCGGCTACTGGAAGCGCAGGGTCGGCAACTGTCACAGGCGATGCCAGCGTTTCTGTCACAGGGGTAACGGCAACTGGTTCTGTTGGCTCTGCTACGGTCGATGGCGGTTCCATTGTCAATCTTACTGGGCTTGCTGGTACAGGCGGCGTTGGGTCTGTCACGGTAACTCAAGGCGCAGGCGTTACTGTCGCTCTTGGCTCTGCGTCCGCACAAGGGCAGGTTGGGGCTATCATAGCTGGAGGGACACTCACTGTTCCTGTAACGGGGGTCTCGGCAACAGGACAGACTTCTGGAGCGTCTGTTGTAGCATGGAACGAAGTAGAAGTGAATCAAGACCCGAACTGGAAAGAAATAGCGGCATAGGTGAATAGATGACTAGCTCGTATACAGACAATCTTGGTGTCGAAAAGATCACAACAGGTGATCAAGCTGGAACGTGGGGGGCGACAACCAATACCAACTTTGACCTGCTTGATCAGGCGATTGACGGAATACTTGAACTTACGCTGGCATCAGCCGGTACTTCTGGCTCTCCGACCTCGCTTCCGATTACGGACGGCGCTGTATCTAATGGCAGAAATAAGTTCATAGAATTTAAGGACGGCGGTGACCTTGGCGGTACAGCGTATGTCCAGCTAACCCCTAATAACGCAGAGAAGATTGTTTTTGTAAGAAACAGCCTGTCATCAAACAGGTCTGTCATATTGTTTCAAGGAACATATAACGCATCAAATGACTTTGAGTTAGCTAACGGCAAAGACGCGGTTATTAAGTTTAACGGCGGCGGATCAGGCGCAACAGTTACTCAGGTATTTGTTAACTTGTTAGCAACAACGGTTACTGCGAATCTGACAGGCAACGTGACCGGCAATGTTACTGGCGGCGTAACTGGCAATGTTGGCGGAAATCTTACTGGTAATGTTACTGGTAATGTTACTGGGAATGTCACTGGGGACTTAACTGGCAACGTCACCGGCAACATAGCATCTACAGGATCATCATCGTTTTCCACCATTGATGTGAATGGTGGGGCAATAGACGGAACTACGATTGGAGCAACTTCTGCATCAACAGGCGTATTTACAAGTATTACAGGGTCGGGTACGGCTACTCTCGCCACGGTTGACATCAATGCCGGCAACATCGATGGCACTAATATCGGCGCAGGAACTCCGGGTGCAGGAACATTCAGTGCGCTTTCTACGACAGGCGACAACATCAGAGTAGATACCAGTCAAACGCCAGCTAGTTCTTCAGCATCAGGAGCAAAGGGCGAAATAGCCTATGACACAGACTATATATATGTATGTGTCGCAACTAACACATGGAAGCGAGTTGCACTATCTACATTCTAGGGAGATAAATAATGTTGCAAGCGTTGATCGGCCCAGTCACGGGTCTTCTGGACAAGTTTATTCCCGATGCTGACGAAAGAGCGAGGCTTGCACACGAAATCGCAACCATGTCGGAGAGACATGCCCAAGAGCTTGCCAAGGGCCAGATTGAGATTAACAAAGCTGAAGCGGCACACAAGAGCATGTTTGTCGCAGGCTGGAGGCCGTTTGTGGGGTGGACTTGCGGCGTTGCTTTGGCTTGGCACTTTGTGGGCCAGCCTATTGCTATTTTTGTTATTACATACGCTGGCGTGGATGCCCCTCCGCTACCTGTATTTGAGATGGAAAGCCTGCTGACTGTACTGCTTGGCATGTTAGGGCTGGGCGGTCTTC